TCCTCAAGGACGAGGGAGAATGGCTTTTCATCAGAGTCCCTCTTCTTGAATCGTTCCGCATTGAATCCTGAATACCAACTGCGAACCCTTTCATTGTTCACAAGTGCACGATCCTCAAAGTGCTCGAAGTAGTTGCGCAACTCATCACGAAGCTTGTACCGCGGCATCTGGTATTCCACACCAGAGTCATTGCAGAACTGTTTGTACAATTCGTAAGCCTGGTTCAGTGTGACGCCGTCCTGACTCTTGAATATGTCGTAATATGCCTCGATGTAGTTAAAGAAGATGTCCGTCTGGAGCATCATCTCAGTTGCAACGTAGTTCGAGTAGTAGGACTTTCCCATCTCTTGGTAGACGTGTAAGCAGTGGTATGCAATCGCACCCAGTTCGAACTTGACCTGAGACATGATTGCAGCGTACTTACGCGCTCCGAGCGTCTTTCCTGTCGGCTGGACGTCGATCAGTCGGCGAATGATACCGGACTTCGCATCCGTGATCTTAACCGGCTTGTTGGTACCCATGATGAGGAACGCATTGACCCGGGCTTGGTAGCTCGGCTTGAACTTTTCGTTCATAGTCATGTCTTCGTGGGCAACGATCGCGTTCAGCTTCGAGTTGTCCTTGATGTTCGACAAGTCACCATCATGCTCAATGGCAACCAGCGGGTTATTGCGGAACGCTTCCGTCGAGAACTGGTTGTTGGAGTTCGTGATAGCCGAAGCTTCGAACGTTGCAACGTAGTCCTCAAACATCCACTGGATGATGTTGATGATCGTAGACTTACCAGTACCGCCCGGGCCATAGAAGACCAGGAACTTCTGGATTGTCTTAGAGTCACCGGAGACAATTGCCCCGATAGCCCATTCGATCTTCGCACGCTCTTCCGGAGAATATAGCGTACTGATCAACTCGTCCCATGCCGAAATATCGCCTTCACGGAGATCGTAAGAGAGNCTACGGCTAACGTAGTCTTCCTTCTTNACCTCNGTGTTAGCAAACGTCAAGGATTCATCTAGCTGGTGATACTGATCCGTAAGGTGCGCCATGTAATTTCGGAACTGCAGCCAGGTGTTACTAGAGAAGTTACCGAGCAGTTTACGACTGACCTCGAACATACCTTCAGTCTTTACGACGTGGGCCTGAATATCCTTGTCGACTAGACGCTGGACATCGTACTCGTCCGTAGTCCAGAGGTTGGCCTCAGCGTCCCAAACTGCATAGAACCCCTTAGCGCGGATCATCAGATCTTTTGAGCGGACGATCTTGTAATCGGGGTAAACCTCGAGAACGGGCCGCTTGGCCGTACCGCCTTCTCGCTCTTTAATCTGATAAAAATCCATGTCACCTCCCTGAATATGTTCGTGGACCGCCGTTTACGTAGTCGCCTTCTAAAATATAGGAAGACATTTGATACAAGATTTCGACTTTCCTTTGGTCCCGAGGATCTAGCTGCACGGGAAATAACCCGCCTGTGCCGTCTCGGTCATACGTCCGATTGATCAGTTTGTCGAGAGTCTCGTCAACTGTCTCCTGGATTGAGATCTCGTAAATATCGTCTGTATACTCTTTAAGCCCTAGATTCTCGACGAGTTTCCAGAACCAAGGAGCGGTTGTACCTCCAGCTTCGAAGGCCAACCGCTCCGCTAGGGCAATCATCATTTCTAGAACTGAGCACTCGAGTTCAAGCCAGTCCTTATCGGGAACTTCTTGATCTGTTTCTCGAATCCAATTGATCCGTAGATCGAGTCCCTCAGCGGCACGATTGTCGTCATTTGGTACGTACCATCCGAACGGTGTGCAATATAGCCGCTTAAGCAGTTCCCAATGGGTGTGTTCCGGGTTCTTTGCCCTGAGGCTTACAACCTTGGAACACACCCATTCGAAATATTGATCGTATACGCGATTAGCGTCCGTCAATCGTCCTCATCAGAGAAATCGCTCCCCTGAATGTGAGCGATCATGTCGGAGTACTTGCCGGTCTCCTTGACAATCTCCCAGTCGATATCCAGCAGGGGGTTGCGAACGTAGACGATGTGGTCGCTGTCCGACATGACGCCGAAACGATCGAGGTTGATCGTACCGAAGTCCGAGTCAGGATCGAGCATGATGCTATCGTCTTCGAAGCACACAACGTTGTCACCAGCGAAGTAGGTGATCGTCTGCTTCTGGAAGTGCGGGTTGTCATCGAAGTACTCGCTGACCGAGATCAGATATGGCGCAGCGTCTGACCGTGTAGCCTTGAGGTTCTCGTAGAGCGTCTCGTTGGCGTCAGCCGGAAGAAGATCCTTGTCTCCGGTCTCGTTCTCGAATGCATTGAAGACGCTACCGGTCTGGTAGTTGGCAGCTTCTTCGGCAAGCTTTTCGTTCAGCTTCGCATGCTCCAAGATGGCGTTGACCGTCTTCTCTTCCAGCACAGCAAGTTCCTCGTCCAGAATATCCGGGCGGTTCTCCTTGATGAAGTCCGTGGGCGTCTCGTAGTCGTCCTTACGGATATAGCGGTAGTTCGCCTTCACGTCCTCGATCTCTCGGTCCAGCCGAGCTTCGAACTTACGCTTGGTAAACTGCCATACCGTGAGGGCTCCGAGGCCCGTTCCGATTCCGTAGGACAGCATGACGTTGAGTTGGTGGCGGTTGATCATCAGTTTTTCTCCTTATTTGCTTGCTTCGGCGAGTTGTGCCCAGGTCTTACCACAGATACACTGATGGTCGCCGTCGTGATCGATACCGATCTTGCAGTGATGTGTAAGGGTAAGACCTTCGCCGCGAGCGACTGTAGCCTTACCCTTACACTTGTAGCTACGCACAGGCACCGGAATCTTACCGTTGTCGTACGTAGCCTTACCCCACTGAGGAACTGCCATCACTTGCCCCCGTTACGCTTTCGCAGCGCCTCAAGACCCTGGATACGCTGCGTGAGATGCGGCTTCTGCTCGACAGGCGTGGTCAGCTTCTTGGCGTAGAACACCGTGATGCCGAGTTGCAATGCAATCTCATCGACCAGCATGCCTTCGCGCTTGAGAGCGTTGGCGGCCTTACGCAAGGCTTTGCGCTTCTCAGCAGCCTCGGCGTGCCGGTTCGACTCATCGGCGTTGTACTTGCTGTCGATTGCCTCGATGAGCTTGTCCATTTCAGGGTTGGACTGCTCAGCTTCCTTTCGGGTGTCGATTGCGCGCTTGATGTTCAACGGCGTAACGGGGGTAGTCATCAGTTTTTCTCCTTATGCGAAGTGGTTTACAGCTTTTGAGCAAGTGCAATCTTGTCGAGCGAACTTGATAAGATCACCTTCCTCGGTTCGAACAATCGCCAAATGTGGTTTTGCCGTCTGCTTCTTATCGAGCTTACGACGTCGACTCTTTGCGGTCACGACAGGACGTGGAGAATATCACCATCAACGTTCGGGTTGAGCCAGATGCTGCGCTCGTGCCCGTTGATGAAGTCGACCTTCACATCGCTGTTCGCCTCGAAGATCCCGAGGTCGACGTAGCCGTCCCCCTTGCCATCGGTCGTCCAACCAACGATCTGGCCGGGCTTGGTGTCAGGGAAGCCGAGACCGCGGTGTACCTCGTTCAAGAACAGGTGTCCACGAACGTTGAGCATGTCGTTGAAGTGCTGCTGCTTGATCACGAGCAACGACTTGTTGACCCCGGCGGAGTTCTCCCAGTACGGGTTCGACTCGTCGAAGAGCAGGGCGTACGGCGACAAATATCCCTCTTCAGGGAGACGCTTGACCGTGGTCTTCTTGCCCTTCTGCGTGACCGTCTCTTCGACGATACCGAGATATAGATCCTGCTCCCGCTCCTCACCGATGACCTCACGGACCCGGTTGCGGTAGTTGGAGAACGCCGTCTCGAGCACACCGTAGGCTGCGACAAGAGCCGCACTACGACGACGCATGATGCCATGAGCCGCCAGAACCGAGGCAATCGATGCCAAGGCCAGCGAGACCGGTGCACCGTAGAGCTTCACGATGTCACCGGTGTTCTTCAAATATGCCCGAACAACCACGATCTGGTTGCCACCTTCGGCAGCCTTGAGGTGTGCATCTTCGAGGCGCTGCTCTGCAACAGCGAGGGTGGGCTCCAGACGGAGCGTCGACTTGGCGATGAGGAACGTGGAAGCTCCAAAGCCAGCGATGCCGAGACCAGTGAGGATCTCGGGGGCGTACTTCTGTGCTACGAAAGCACCCTTGTAGCCAAGGGTCTTAACGCTGCGAACAATATCCATCAGTTTACTCCTAGAGGGGTGGGAAGACTACGGCTTTTACCGCAGACGCAACAATATACTTGACCTCCACGTCCAATGGCGAACGCAGAGGTCATGTGGCGGGTGTGCCACAGTTTCCAGATCTTCAGGCGCATCAGGCGTCGTATTCTGGAGCGGGGAGGACAATGATGTACTGTCCTCGAGATGGGCGGATGGAAGCCTGAGACAGGTTGGTCCAGCCCCACTTCTCATCAGTGAACTCAGCCGTGACGCCTACCAACTGGTAGAACTCCGGCACAGACACCCAGTCGAACCTCGAAATAAGGTCCTGCATGGTGTCGAGGACCATCTCAGCTTCGCCCCGTGTGTCGATCGAGATCTCATCGAACTTGTGGTTCGTACGAACGTTCGAACTGACTTCGCGCCCTCGGTTTGCCGAAGACTGCGATGCTTTCTGGGTCGAGATCTGGTTGTAGTTCGTACGCGTTCGGGACTGAGCGTTTGCCACACCCGAACGAATAACGTCACGACCGCCGAAGAGCATACGGTCTGCACCCTGACTGATGGTGTCATACAGCATGGACTTGATCGAAGGGATGATCACGTCGAAGAAAATATAAGCACCGGTAGTGCGTGCGTCTTCTCCGACGAAGGTCTCCTTGACTCGAGAGCCGACTGACGGCTTACGAACCGTGCCGACACCCTTCACAACCTTCTTGAGTTGCGGACGGACTTCGTCCTTACTCGGGGTTTCCTCAGCGCGCTGCTTCTTGGAGTTTCCGGGATAGTTGTCAACCATTATGCGTCCTTAGTAGTAGTATCCGAGTGACCACAGCTGGTCGGTGTACTTCTCAACGTCGGCCCAACGCTCAAGGACCCGTGCACGTTCGCGCAAGTCCTTAAGCTGGCGGATACTGAGCATTACGGGTGTAGCCATAACGGCAAACAACCTTTCTAGCACGTCGTTCATACGCCGGGGAGCGTTTCCGACGTGCCGTTCTCCTTGATGCGCTCGACCATAGCCGAGTCAACGTCCAGTTCGGGCCAACCTTCTCGAATCTGGTTACGGGCGTCCTGAAGCGAGGGCGCATAGATGTGCTCCGCTTCGTCGACGATGGTGGGGTCCTTCTTGTTCAGCCAGCGGAAGATATAGTGGTACGTTTCCATCAGACGGCGTCCTTTTCCTGGATCTTGGTGATCTCGGTTGCCATCTCGTCGAGGACCTTCAGCTGCTCTTCGAGCGTGAGGTCAGCGAGGACCTTGACTGCGTGTTCTGCTGCCGTCTCGACTTCAGGCTTGGCCTCGAGACGCTTGATGAGGGTGTCGAACTTGCCTTCGACGCGGTCCGAGATGGCAGCGGAGATCGCGCTGGAGACGAAGAATCCGCCCGCCTTGACCATGAACTTCGAGTAGCGGTTGAGGTCATCCGGCGTGGTGTAGTTGATGACGTTGTGCACGACGGTGCTCGTGCCCGAGAATGCGACGAGACCGGTGATGGGCTTTGCGAGCTTGAGGATGGAGATGATCATTTTGTTTCCCTTTCAAGAGAAAATATAAAGGCCCAGGTAGGGTCTTCTATTACAGGGGGTGTCTTTGACGCGAGGTCAGTTGATCTGTCGAACTTCGAAAGTATCGGCCCAGATGGGGTCAGAAGCCGTGAGACGGTGCAGGGCTTGTCCTACCGCCTTCTGTGACTTGAACTGACGACCGTTGAACGCGGCATGACCGGTCATTCGGTTGACGATAATATAACGACCAGAGACCGGCTCGTCATTGTAGAGATCCATTTGGCGGCAACCCACGTAGACAAGCACGCCAATCACGGCGAGGACGACGATCCAGAAAACAGTCATTTTGCTCCTTTCAAAAGCATTGGAATATAACGGTGCGCACGGCGGGATTTGAACCCACGACCTTGTATCGAGAATACCCTCGTACCTGCTCTGCCCAACTGAGCTACGTGCGCAACCCTAGCTAGGCCTGGCGTTCCCGACGAAGGGCCGGCTCGGGCACTGCCTGGGCGAACTGCTCACGAGCACCAGCGACATACTCCGAGTTGGCCTTGGTCTTCTCCTCCGCAGCCTTCTCGAAGTCGATCTTGTCCTGAGCCTTCTGGATGAGTGCAGCAGGAAGAACACCCTCGATGAAGGCGAGACCCTTCTCAGCATCGTTTTCGAAGAGCGAGAACAGCCAGTCCGAGTAATATACCGACTGTTCGAACTTCTTGGTGATCTCCGGGCTCTTCTCGAACGTGATGCCGTCGTCATGCTTGATGCCGTACGCAGCAGCGACGAGTTCGCGGATGAACTTGAGGATCGCTGTGAGGTTCTCGGTGGCGACCAAGTCCTGCATCTCTTCCTGGATGCCGGAAGCGTTGCGTCCGGAGAAGTCAACCACCTCGATGTCCGAGAGGTGGAAGTACATCACCGCCGTGCGCTTGTGGTCGTCGAAGTCGGTGAATTCAAAGGTCTGACGAATCATGAATATAGTTCCTTAGTTGGGTTGGTTGTTACTCGGCGGGGGTGACGTCTTCGGGGTCGACGGTTTCGAGTTCGTCGATCTCGTACTCGTACTTCTCAGCAGGCTCGAGGGTACGGGCAAGAATATAGCCTCCGGCGGCGAAGCCGACAGCGACTGCGGTCCAGTACAGGACCTTCTTGAGGATGAGCTTCGAGGCCTTCTCGGCAACGATCTCGACCTCGGGCTCGGACTTGGTGTCAATTACTTCAGGCATTGCATTCCCCTTTCAAGAGAATATAGCGTTCTTACACGGGGCGCTCAACAACAGTCGAACGCCATGGGGGTATCTCTTCAGCGCCAAATACGATCGTAGTTGAGCTTCGGCGGGTACTCGAAGGAAATATGGACGACGGGCTTCTTGGAGAGGTCATCCATGACAGGGGTCAGAACTAACGTACAGAAGTAGTCCGGATTCCAGCCAAGCTCGTCACCGATCTCGATCGTGGGGATACCGAGCCGGCTGTAGAAGTCGTTCAGCGATGCGGCATCCTCATGGAGCGCTCTCTGATTGACATCGTTCTCAGCCTTGCGCAGCGCCTCGTAATCCGACTCGAAATATCGCCCGGAGATCTTGTCGTAGCACGCCATCTTGGTGTCATTGGACACAATGAGGGTCGTGTTGGGGTGCGCGACAATATCATCCTGAGCGATCTCAGTACGAATCTGTGCTTCGCGCTTGTCACCAACGACGTGCTTCGTCTTCTCCCGGTATTCCCGGTATGACGACTCCGAGATGGAGAGTGCGCTCATGGCAACCGCTGTTCGCTTGGAACTGATCTGGTTGGCGCCAAAAATGCAGACCGTGGTCGTCACAGCGCTGGTTGCAGCGGGGACATACAACGGCCATACAAGCTTTGCCTTCTCCCAACGAGAAATATCCCTGTTGTGCTCCGTTTCGGCGTCCCAGACGCGTCTCAGGGCTTCTGGAGTAGCTTTCACGGCCAGGATCGTAGTCGTGAAAACACCAGCGATTCCGAGGCCTGTGAGAATGGCCGGGGAATTGTCCTGAATTAAAGCACGAGCGTTTCTCGCGATTTCAGCGATCATCAGTTTCCTTCTTTCTTGCCCGGTATTCGATAAGTCCCCAGAGGACGAAAAGTACCGGGATTGCTACAGCTGCGAATGCGAGAGGGATCTCGTCTGGGTAGATCACGCGAATTCTCCTTCTGCGACGATTGCACGAAGCAGAAGCAGGTAGTTGATGTGATCGCCGATCTTCTCGTCCCACATCTCTTCGGTGTAAATATGGTTGCCGGAGATCATGTCGTAGACCGAGGTCGTGTGCTTCGCCATCATGCCGGCGAGCGCCTGCTTCTCGGTGATTCCCTGGAGGCGGGCTGCGACCTTGAAAGCACTGAGCCGGTCAGTTTCAGAGGCGTACTCTTTTTCTTTCCTGATCAGCGTCTCCGAACAGCGCTCGATCTGATCGCCGATGACTTGATTGAATTCTGTTGTCTTCATCAATGCTCTCCTTTCAAGAGGCAAAAAGAAAATGAGAAGATCAGCCTGCAGTGCTGGCGATATGGGGATCTATCTTCTCATTACAGGCCATGTTTTTCACGCGAGAATATCCCCGTTAGAAGAAATGAGGTGGCTGGAAGTCACCAACGTACGGATCTTCGTAACCGGTCATGAAAAGCTTGCCGTCGGCATACCACTTCCAGACATAGAGCCACTGGTGAGGATATCCCGGGTTGGGGTAGCGGAAACGTTGAACTCGTCTATTCTTGCGCATTTACCTTGATCCTCGATGTGTGTCCCTCAGGATATGGCTCTTGGCGGTCCCAAACCGGTCCGGGGAATCGTCCCTTGATGCAGAGATCCGTGCCAGTAGCCTTGCAGGTGGGACAGGGGACAGGACCGTAGTCGAGGGGCTTCTCGGAAATAGCCCTGTCGTACTTACACGGGCCGTGCCGCAGGTCGGCGGGCACGAACGTCCCACAAGCCAAGCACAGGTACTGGCCCGCTTTGTCGTTAGCCCCCACGGGAACATCGACGCCACCCGCATTCTTTGTAAATATGTGTGTCATCATTCTCCTTAAAAGAAAAAGAGAAAGCACAGGATTAGTGTGCGTTCCCTTTTGGAATTACTCTGCTTCGGGGGTGATCCAAAGCGAGTTCTTGGCTTCCTTGGCGGCCTTGCGGTTAACGTTCCAGGTACGTGCCTTGCCGAGAGCGGAAGCACCGACGGACAGGAGTCCGATGGCAGCGATCGGGATTGCGATGCTGACTACGGACACGAGTGCGGAGGTGGCGACCTGCTCTTTGACAGAGGGGTACATGTTGACGGTAACGGGCGTGGTCTCGGGGGAGGTTTCGATCTCGTTCATGGTATTGCCTTTCGTGGGTATGAGTGGGGTTCTATTACAAGCCCGGTTTTTCCCGCGAGGCAAAAGAGAAACCACAGGTTTAAGTGTGGTGTCCCTTGTGAGGTCTAACTGGGATGTCAGCGGGAATAGCGAATTTCGCGAACTAGAATCCAGATGAGCCAGAGTCCACCGGTGAGGGTGAACAGGAGGGCATCTGCGATGAAGTTCCAAAAGCCGTACTTGCGCATGGGTTTTCCTTTCGTAGGGGGTTCTATTACAGACCCGGTTTTCTACGCGAGGGTTAACCACAGCCAATCGCCGTACACATTCGACATGACACCGATTCCGTGATTGGGTCAATTTCTTTGTCGCAACATTTGCAATGCATTCTAGTTTCCTTTTCAAAAAAGAGAAAGCACAGGATTAGTGTGCGTTCCCTTGTAGTTCTCGTGAGGGTTACTTGGTGAGGTTGTGGACGGCGACTTCAGCACCGCTCTTGAGTGTGACGGCCGCGAGTACGGTCAGCACAGACGCGACGACGATGATCTTGACCGTTTCCTTTACTGTGGCAGTAAAGATGTTGGCTTGATCCTGGTCGATGAGTTTGTGGTTGACGTGGACTTGCAGGCCCTTCGTCTCGGAGGAGTCGGGGGTGGAGTGTTTGAACAGGCCCATGGTGGGTTTCCTTTCGTTGAGGGGTTCTATTACAGGCCCGGTTCTTGACGCGTTTTGTTTTTCTGGAGAATCCCTCCCGGGGAATTTTCACATGTCGTTTTTCGAAAGGAAAAAGGATAGTCCCTGTTCTAAGTGTTTAGTTTAGAGCAGGGACTACCATTTTGAATTGTCTGGGTCGGGGGAGCGGGTTAGCTCTTACGAATCCAACTGAATGCCTTGGAAGTGATGACGTTCAGACGCTCGTGATGCAGGACTGCCCCAATACCAACGAGATTTGTCAGCGAACCGATGACGACGTCGGTCGAGGGGACCTTGGACTGCGGTTTAGGCAGCAGTGGGGTCAACTTGACGACGGCATCGAGGTTCTTCTGATAGATGTCGGAGGTGGTGGGGAGTTCGGTCATCTCGGCGATGAGGCGGTCGATCTCTTCTTTGACAGGGTTGGGCTTACGTTCGATAGCGAACATGGTTCTCCTTTCAAGAGGGTTTCTATTACAGGCCCAGTTTTTCGCGCGGGAAAATTAAAAGGCCCTGTTCGAGGCACGTGTAAGACGTCTAAACGTCCGTACACGTGCCTCGACACTATTAGGGCTTCGGTGCGTCGGTCGCAACCTTCAGCAGGACGTACCCCTTGTTTTCAAGGGCATCCAGGTCACCGACGTCGAAGTTGTACTTCGTGGGTACGGCGGGGTTCGCTACATCAGTGATAGCGAGCGTACCGTCGTACTTGCTGTCGCTGACGTCATACTGACGCTTCGAAATGAAGAGCAGCACACCGCCAAGCGTTGCCAGGATGGCGAGTGTTCCGACGACCTGCTCACCATAGGGCAAGCCCCAGATCTGAGCGAGACCGAAGTACGCGGTTCCGAGAGCCGGAAGGCCGAGCTTTACGATGTTGTTCAGCACGTCGTAGGCTCCATCCGACAGAATGGGCGTAGAGTTTTCATCAGGCATTGTTCCTCCTTATTGAGTGTTCTTATACACGCCGCCAGAGCGGACGAATGGCAGAACGATTTTGTATGCACCCGCTACACGCTGGTAGGGGATTGCTGTCTTGTAAACGCCGGCAACACGAATCCGACCGCCCGAAAGCATCCGAATAACCGCATCACCAGACGGGTTTGAGTATCCGTTGTTATCCGCAGCCCCGTTGTGAGCGTAGACACGGAAACGGTAGTATGAACCAGGCGTAAGGCCCGTAACAGTACGAGACGTGTTATTGGCCTGTGAGTGGTCAATGTAAGAGCCAGTACCTTCAGCATTTGGCCAGTATCGGAGCAAATATGCGTCGATAGCCGAGCCTGCGTTGTCTGAAGATCCAGCCCAGGACACTGTGACACTTGTGGGCAGAGCATTGGTGAACTGAGGCGTTCCCGGAACACTTGGTCGCTTGGGAATACGTCCAAGGTTGAATGTACCCGTGCCGATCGAAGCAGTGCCGACCGATGTACCGTATTTACCTTCAACGTTGACCCAAGAGCTACCATAGCCGTTAGCGTCGTGCGTAACATTGTACGAGCCGTCAAATATCCACCAGTCACCTGTAGAAGCACCATTCTGGAAGGACCAGCTAGTACCACTGGAGTTGAATATGTCGTAGAGCCCGCCATTTGGCGTATCTCCACGAACATACCAACCATCTGTACCCGCATAACCAGTACCAGAGTACTTATGCACATAGCACTGCACTCGTACGTTCGTATAGTTTCCTGCCCAGTCTGCAGTGTTACCCCATACCGCCAGGTTCAAGCCGTACTGACTTTGACCGCTGAATCTTACTTCGGCCATACTAGATCACCTTGAAATATATGTCGCCATCAGCGCCAGTAGCATTATTCGGATCGGTCGTACCAGACCGAATACCCGCTGCTGCTCTGTAACCACCCGGACCAATGGGAATAAGGGCTTTAACGAGGGCGATAAAGTCACGCGTGCGGTTAATCTCTCGAGCACCCCACTTGACCTTGCCTTCTTCACCAGTATCAGGCACGAGAGGATATCCCGCGGCGCCTGCGTCATCTCCAACTGCCATGTTACACCTCCTTCATCATTGTTCTGCCCAGGTTCCGACTGCCACAGCCCATTCCTCGTTCGAGTCCCAAGCTAGCCAGGAGCCGGGCGTAATGAGGAGATCGACAGACAGCGTCGGATATGATCGTGAGCCCGTCGAGTCAGACACGAAGATCTGCTCAGTAACTCGCATCTGGTTGGTGACACCCATGCCGCTCTGCATCTCGACAATATCCCCAAGCTCATAGTCTACCCCGTAGGTGTACTGGTCCGCTTGAGAGATTTCACCGTCGAAGGCCGTGATGCTCCGGTTCTTAGCCAGTGCTTCCTTGCCTTTCTGGGTGAGGATGTTAGTCAGAGCCGGTTCAGTATCCTCATCCACGGATGTCGCGTCAACCAAGAGGACACGACGGTTAAATCCCGCAGTGCTAGCGTCCGCCCCATCCGCGTAGACATAAATCGATTTCGTCTTAGAATATACAAAAGCAACGTTCTTGAGGTTCTCAATAGACGTAAGCTCTTGGATCTTTGCCAGGTTATCCAGGTTAGGACTGAATACCACCGGGTCCAGAACCGTCTGCTGAGTCGTCCGATCGTTGCCTGTGTAGATGTTGAAATATAGCTTCGAGGTATCGGGTCCGCGATAGAGCCGGAAGCCCATCTTGTACTGGTCACAGACATCCTTAATCCGTTCGTACACGGTTCCGATTTCAAATTCGAATGTCACCAGATCATCGGGCGGTGCAATCCCGTCAGGCGGATACATCGTACCGGAGTTGTACAACGGAATCTTATCCGATACCGACATCACACCCGTCACACAGGTCTGAAGGAATATCTGGTCTGCCACATACTTAGGCGTGTGTGCCGTGAATACCCATTTAGGCGCCGTGTCCGAACCCGCAGTGGGGTTGGGCCAAGCTACCCGTTCCATGAGGACCTTCTCCATTGACCGACCAGTGACGGTAAGGACATCTCGCCCCTGTTCGTCCTGCTTGGCATCGTGAGTCTCGCAGATCATAACCCGCTTTGACTCGTTGATAGCCAAACGCTTGTCGATGGCCAGTAGACCCCTCATCTCAGGAGTGTTGGGTACCACAAGCTCGAAGTCACCAACCGATGCAACACGTTCAGACCAAATAAAGGAATAGTACGTGTCGATAGCCGTTTCACGAATAAGCAAGTCGTTAAGGACGAATACATCCATTAAAGACCTCCGTACCGCGAGGTGTACTTGAGCGTGTAAGGAATCGCAGCGCCAGTTACGCTAGACCGGAACTTGTTAGTACCCGGAGCCAGCTGCAGCCAGTCAGCCTGGGGTGACACACCAGCAAGAGCCGAGGTCTGCGTAGATCCGCGCAAGAGCGTTGCGTACTTGTTACCAGCGATAGTACTGATAGTCAGCACGTCGCCCGCAACCAGAGGATATACGAACTGGAACGTACGCTGGCTCGAGTCCGGCAGTGTCTGGTTCAAGGTGAACCCGGTAATTGACCGGTTGACATTCAACTGAAATACAAACCCCGTGTCAACAGATCCTGGATACACAATATCGGTATCCACACCAGTAGCGGTGGTCGAGCCATTGATCACAGTCTCTACCAGGGACAGGAAGTCCGGCTGGAAGTTGACGACAGATATAACGGCTTTCGGGTCCTGTACAAACAGTTTGGCGTCAAGATCTTCAATCGTGCCTCGGATAGAGACCGGCTCCATGTCGTCAGAAATGAAACGAAACGTAGCCTTAGACTTCGGCATGAAATATGTGTACAACTGACGCCGCATCTGAGACACGGTACGTGAAATATAGTCGGGCTCGAGGCCCACCGTGAGAATGATGTTACGCTTCTCACGGCGGGCCCCTTGCTCTACTTCACCGTCAAGTTGACCGAAGGGGGATGAGCTAGCATTGGCCGCAACCGGGTCTAGCCCATCGATGTCCTCGATATAGAAGCCACTGGATGTCTCACCGATAGGCAAGATAATCTGTGTCCCCTGATCAGAGACTACTTCAACTTGGTTTAGCATTGGTTGTAGTCAGAGCCCCTTTCGCAACCGACAGTTGGTTCTTCGTCCTACGGTAGATCTCCTCGTTGGAGAGCGACTTCGGCGAAGTGTTGTTCTGAATGAACTGAATAGGCGCCTGAGGGGCGTCATCCGGGTTAGCCTTTGCATCTGCTGTAACCTGTACCGCATTGCGAGTGGCGAAAGCCATAGCCTTCATGCCTTCAACACTGAGATTCGGGTTACCGTATCCGCTTGCCATTGTCTTCTTGGCCTTGTTGAACTCAGCCAGGTCGAGAACCGGCTTGATCACAGGATCAGAGTCGATGTTGAGCATCGTTTCTTGACCGTACTTGGACATTGCCTTGTTGAGCGCCTTGATCGCGTTCTTAGCCACATCGGTGGATGCATCAGACACCTGGTCGCCCTCAGCGAGGATACCAAGAGCTTGACCCTCCGACGACCACGCACCAACCTTGAAGAACTCCTTTGACGGTGAGTGAACACCAAGAGTAGCCTTCGAGGCGGCGAGCGCATTCTGAGCAACTGCACGCGCAGCGGAGGTCACGTTGTTCTGGCCACTGCGCACACCATTAGCCATACCATCAGTGATGGCGCGACCGACGTTGTACCCAGCTTCACGCATACCACCAACAGAACCATTGATTTCGTTGATGATACCAGGACCAACCGAGCGACCGATCTGCTGGGCAGAGGCCGCGATAGCTGGTGCTGCAGAAGCTAGTCCCATTTTGAATGCAGCAAGCGACGTGGTCATAGCGACCATAGCTGCAGCGAACCCAGTGGATGTAGACCGCGTGCTAGCAAGGATCACTGCCATAGCAGCGTTGATTGCCTGACCCGCGACATTGACACCCTGTGCTGCCATGATTGAACTCGTAGCCATGAGTTGGAAGCCCATGGATGTGGCGTTCATTCCAGCAGCAGCACCGGACCCAGCTGCACCAACCTTGTCGATAGCACTACCGAGGGCCTTGAAGTTACCGCCCAAGGCTCCGATGTTCTCGGTCTGGGGTAGCAGCTTCTCGATCGCGGCAGTGATCTTCTTAAACGAACTGTCGATCAACCCACCCAGCGGAACCAGGAGTGCCAGACCAACAGCGGTAAGAAGAGCACCGGCGCCCAGAACCAGCAGACCGGCCCCAAGGACCAACGTAGCGGCTCCGACAACGGTGAACGTGCCAGACATTGCCAGCAAGTTCGGCATCTGATCGGCCATCTTACCCAGTGCCTTCACGAAAGCAACAAGTGCGATAGTTCCGATGGGCCCGAACACGCCGATCAAAGCGAGACCGGCACCGAGGACAACAAGACCAGCGCCAAGCACGAGAACACCAGCACCGGCTACCAACGCACCTGCACCGAACACGAGCAAGCCCGCGCCAATAGCAAGGAACGCCGGAACCTGAGCAGCAATCATTGGAGCTACCTGAGCGAATGCCAGGAGTCCACCAGTTGCGATCAGGAGTGCCGGGCCGAGCATTGTCAGTCCGAGAGCGAAGATCACGGTAGCGCCAGCCATCATGATCATAGCCAGACCGATGATACCAAGGGCAATTGCGCCCGTCAGGATCAAAGGTGCAGCCAAACCCAGTAGTGCCGCAGCACCACCGACCAGAATCATGGCCCCGACAATAGCAATGATCGAGCCGATAACAGCTTCCATCGGGATGCCTGCAACGATGTTGATTGCTGCCGCCAGGATCAATACTGCCCCGGCAACGACGATCATAGCACCCGCACCAACGATGGCACCAGTCATAAGCATTGCTGCTACGACGAGTACAGCCATTGCACCAGCCAGACCAATAAGGCCTTGGACGAGTGTACCCAGATCCATCATACCGAATATAGTGATCGGTGCGACAAGCATGTTGATAGCCGCAGCCATCGCCATCATACCGACTGCGCCAAGAGCCATCTGTGGACCGAGGTTTGCAATCAACAAAGCTGCAAGAACAAGGATACCGAGAGCCGTAGCGAAGATGACCATACCCTGGGTGAGAACATCCAGGGGCATCAGACCAAATGCAGTGATAGGTACGATGAGCATGTTGATAGCAGCAGCCATAGCCATGATACCCACAGCAGCAAGGACCATCTTCGGTGCGAACTGAGACAGAATAACCGCAGCACCTACGAGCACGCCCAGGACAGTCGCAATAGCGATACCGCCCTGAATAAGCACATCCATAGGCATGTTGCCGAAGAGGAATACCGCGCCGGCCATGATGATGACAGCATCAGCCATCAGGATCATACCGACAGCACTCTTAGCCATCTGAGGCGCGAACTTGGACACGATAACTGCAGCGCCCACAAGGAGTCCCATAGCAACCGCAAGTCCAGTCATACCCCGAAGCAGTTCATCCCAACTCATTGAACCCATGATCTTGATCGCATTAGCCAGGATAGTTACCGCAGTAGCCATCTGAATAAGCGCAACGCCGACAAGAATCATCTTGCCCGTGTCAGACCAGGAGCCGTCAGTCAGCTGACCCATGATCTTCATAGCAGCCATCAACGAACCCATGGCAACACCCATGCCCACCGCAGCGGACATCAGTTTGTCAGAGTCGATCTGGGCCATGATAGCCAGGGACAGTGCCAAGATACCGATAGCGATGGCGATACTCACCAGTGCTTCAGCCTTGAGCTTCGTCTGCATACCCTTCAGAACGCCCGTAACACCGTCAAGTGCATCAGAGAACCCAGAGAATATAGACGACGCATCGTCGAAGACACCCTTGATCTTATCGAACATCTTCTTGAATGCGACACCAACAGCCAGGAGAACTCCCGCGTTGAGCGCACCCAGGAGGTGTTCAATACCGACACCGGAGAGTGCTTCGCCGATAGCGTCCGTAATCTTCGAGAACATGGGGCCTGCATCGGAAGCCATCTTAGACAAATATGCCCAAGCACTACCGAGGACACCAGCAACACCAGTACCTGCAGACTTGACGTTACCGAAGAAGTCCTTGATTGCGTTGGTTACTGCAATCGCACCCTCACGGATACGGAACAGAATATCAACGAACTTGGAGTCCTCCTCGAAGAACGGGTTGCCAGTAAAGTCGCCATGATCCAACACATTGTAGATCATCTGAACGACCTTGATCAGTCCCTCGAAAGTGGACTTGATCTTGGCAACACGGTTAGTAACGCTATCCCCATTCAAGAACTCACTGAATGCGGTACCCAGCCTGGTGATCCAGTCGATGAGCGGCTGAATACCGCCCTTGATGAACCCGGACAGAATATCCGCAAAGCTCTCCGTCTTCTTACCAGCAGTATCGATCGGCGGAATAAGCCCTACGAAGAAGCTGATAAGCGGCGTGATCAGCCCGATAAGACTACCAAGAAGCCCAAACCCCATGCTGATAATCGACCAGAGAACTTGGAACGCTCCGGCTATCACATCAATGATGAACTTGATTGGCATCAAGAATATCTTTACGACCTGACCGAGTTTCTCGGAAGCCTCTTCGCTGATAATCAACCCAGCAGTGAACTTCTCAAAACCCTGTGTGATCTTGACTAGGGTGCTACCCCAAGACGGCGGGAATACCTCGGCGAACGCCTTCTTGATCGGATCAAGGACCCGCTCGATTGCCGTAAATATGTTCTTTAGGGATTGCACCGCAGCGGCATAACCACCGGTATCGTGCCAGATCTGAAGCTGAGCATTACGTGCGTCAGCGCTGGCGGATACGTATGCTCCGATCTTATCGTTGAGTAATGTGAATACCTCAGTTGCTTCTTCGAAGTTACCAAGGAGAAGTTCCCATGACTTGCCCCAACCGGAACCGGCCGACTCAGCGAGTGTACCCATAAGCTGCGAGAAAGTACGAACCTTGGTTGCCGCTGCGTTAGCAGTGACTGCCTGCTTAGCCAGAGAATCGGCTTGCTGATCGGTTAGGCCAATGGCCTTTGCTTGTGCATATGCCAGGTCATAGTTGTCCTGGGCCATGACCTGCAAATATCCCGACATGACATCGGCAGACAACCACTCCTTCTCGAGGCTACCCTTGAAGTCACCAGAAGCAGTAGCTGCGTCCGTCGTAGACTCGTTGAACTGCCCCATAGCGGAAGCAATGTCAATAAGTCCCGTCTGCATGTTCTTGTTACCCATGCCGGCGTTAGTGATGGAGAACCAGTCCTGCGCACGGACTGTACCAGCAGAGAGCGCCTGTGACAGCTGAGTAGCTGCACGTGCAGCAGCCTCTGCGCCAGCACCGGAAGCGGCCGCTTCGTTCGAGAAACCTTTGATCATGGTTGTCGCGTCTTCGAGCTTGATGCCCGCGTTCGTGAACAAACCGATGTTCTTGGTCATGTCACCGAAGTTATAGATCGTCTTGTCGGCGTACTTGTTCAGTTCCTCGAGGGAACCGGTAACGTCGTCGAGCGTCGTGCCGTACTTCGAGGTGTTCGCAAGAATCGTCTGAATCGAGCCCATCTTAAGCTCATACTCATCGAAACCAGCCTTGGACGCCTGCGTCATACTTCCGATTGCGTTCTGCCCCCAGGAGAGAGCAAGGTCCGCAACCTTAGAGCCGATAGACAGCAAGGCACCAACGGCGACAGTCTTGAGTGCACCAAACCGGTCAGAGACCTTGTCTGCTTCGCTGGCGAGACCATCAAGGTGCACGCCGTTTGCCGCGTTGGCAAGTTCGCCGAACTTCGACTTAGCTGCAGACATGTCAAGGCTGGCCTTGAGCTTGTCCAGGGCAGACATCGTACTAGCGACGCCGCTTTGGAAATTGTCATTCTTGAACGACATCTGTACGATGCGTTCGTCAATGCTTTTGCTCATGCAGAGATCACCGCCTTCCAAGCCTCATCAGCAATTTTATCGAATACCGGGGCAATAGCCGGGTTAATATAATCTCGGCCTTGAACGTAACCGCCGGTACCCGTACCGTGGCCATACTGAAGCAGGATCGCTAGCGGTGCGCCGCCAACAATATGCGAGTTGGTGAACACAATGGTCCACCGAGAGCCGCTGTTTGTGACTTTGTAGCCCCAAGAAGCAGCGGTTGCGCCGGACTCCCGAGGGGTGGCCGACGACAAGGCCGCCACCCCTACGGAGCCGAACTGTTCCAACCGTTTGAATAAGTCTGCATCGCTCAACGCTTTGAGGAACTTTTCGGTTTTCTTAAAGTCACCTGTCTGCGTGAATTCGATAGGCATAGTTACTCCAACGTTTGAATTGCTGCCAAAATCATGCCATCAGTGATAACTGCTGGGTTTGAGCCAATAGGTGCGCCGGGAGGCTGGTTTTTAGCGTATTCCCACGCCTCGGCCCAACCTGGCGATGCTGCGAGGTCCCAACGATTCTCTTCTGTCCATTCCGAATATGGCTTGGACTTTTTCTCGACGGCGGCACAAGCTACCAATCGGGGGAATAGTTCATTATCCGCAGCAATTTCAGCTATGGTGTTATACGACATTATACTCCTAGTTACCTGTCATCCACATAATATTGTCTAGCGCAACCCACGAGACTACTGTATTTCCTCCGGTCATGAACATGCCTGGATGGGTAGTATCGCCCGTGTCTCTTTCGCCTCTAAGGTTGAGTCGAGCAGTTACCTGCGCAGATACAGTAAGGAAAATAGTAGTCGTCTCCGGGAACATGTTCCTAGTCATGGTAGTAAACCTAGAGTTTGTCGTACCACTCTTCATAAGGCCTTTAGTTACAGCCAAACCATCTGCCCTACGAAGGAACGATGGTTGAGTAAACGCGCCCGAATATATGGCCCAACTGCTAAATAGGACCATAGGTTTCCAGGACAGGGTGTCCGAGGTAACTGACGGAACCGCGAGACCACAAAGACTAATCCATGTATTAGAAGTTGTTCCCGTTTTCCAACCAAGACCGCCACTAGAACCTGGCATCGCGCTGGTAAATCCGAAATCGCCAGATGCGCCTACGGTGGCGTGGGTTTGTTGGCTAGGGTTATAGGCTGTAGGCATGCTAACCATAAGCAATCCATCGGTAGCCGTAGATCCACCGCCGACAAGGCCCGCATACCAAACAAACCCATAAGGGTCTTTCCAGTAACGCGGCTGGCCCCAAATGCTAGTGTTATAGGCAGTCCACCCATTGACAAGCGCAGAGCCTGAGCCCGTAGCACCAATATTAGTCCATGTTGCCACACCCTTTGCAGGAAATGCTATGCCATCCAAGGATAAGTATGTGTTACCACTAGTAGCGCTACTCTCCGTTACAATTTCACCAATTGATGTAACTTTTATTGTTCTCGGAGTATCGCCATTGTTAACTGGGAACAACATAGTTGTATCGGGCCAGCATTCAGGCGGGAGTTGACCCACCTTGACACCACCGCCACCGGTACCATAACCAATCAAACCGGATAGCAATACGATACCGGAAGGAAGTCTCTGCGCTCTCGCATCAGCCCAGTTAAGCGCCGAATCACCGTTACGAGTAGTGTAGTGTACCCAGTTATTAAATAGAGTAATACGCTGGATGCCACCATACATGGGATCTTGACTATGGCCCACGATAACCCAGGTGTTGTTTTCGCGCCTCAGAGTTACTGCTCGGTTACGCCAGGCTTTGTACTCGCTAACCCAGATATAGGCCTCGGTCGAGAGAGTAGTTCCAGGAAGAAATGTAACTTTAGCGGGGCCGGGACCCTCGTAGGCAGGGTCCAAGAGACCGGTGGCATAGATCTGACCTTGGGGGTATACCCGTATCGTGGTGTCGTCCAGTCCACTAGGCAGATTCGTTGTGGCGGAGTCGTATACTACTGTCCCGTTCCATTCCGAAAGAACTTGCAGCTGAATGGGTCCATGATATACAGGCAGAGACACCCACACATTAAACACATAAGTGCTGATTTGCTCTGTGTACCATAGAATACTACCTGAGATTTCACCATTCTCAAACACTTCTACCTGGACAAGATTGTCACCGCGTTGACCCACGTGTACTTTGGCCGAGTACTTAGATATAGTCCCGAAATTACCGCCGCCATTAAAGTCGAAAATAATTTGAGACCCATTGACCGCGTTGACTCCGTTAACCGTAGCAACTCGAATGTACTTGCGTAGGGTTGAGCCGACGCCGCCGTTGCTACCAAGCGACTTCGGCATTGCGTCATCGCCTTTAGGCCCTTGCGGCCCTCGCACCACACCAGCATTCTGGGTAGTACCGTCATTGGTCTTGAGGATCAGGTTGCCGTTTACGTCAACGAGCCCTGAAACAATCGCTTTGTCCTCGATCGCCTTGGAACGAGCAGCGTTAAATACAGTTACTGAAGCCACTTCGTCTCCTTATAGTGAGGTGATCTGGTATGTCTGAGGTGCTACCTGCTTGACCGAAGGCCAGTCAATAAGCGATTGCTGAAGAGCCAAAGCCTGAATTGCCTCCGGGGGTCCGGTGATTGTAGCGGTTCCATCGCCGTTGTCTACGACCTTGAGGATCGCATTGTCTTGGAATATGGTCTCAATCTCGGCCGGCGTCGGCATGTGAGCGATGACACCTTCGCCGCCGTACAGTTGTTCCTCGATCGCAGCAACGGTCCATTCATGGGCCAGGGCTGTGTCGATCACAATATGCGAAGAGGGCACACGTCCAGCAAGGTTAACAGGTTTAGAAGTAAGCTGCCATGAGAACGTAGTCGGGTCAAGTGCGTCTGCCAGCGTCGAAAAAACGACATCGTCAGGACTCGCCACGATGTTGTAGACCAGGTGGATACGATACGACGTCTCCCCGGTCATAACACGGTAGGCGAAACTGAACGGACGCAGCAACGAGGGGTTATAACCAGAATATGGTTCGAACTCGGGCGGGTAAGTGAATGCCGTCAGGCTAGCCTTGTAGTCCAAAGCTCGCTTGCGAATATAGACCTTCTGCCCATCGATGAACGACTGGTTCATCACAGTTTCAGGAGAGGGTTCATCAACGGAAACCAGACCGGTCCAGGCGATGCCCGGGGTGTCCGGAATATAGAACACACCACGATCAACACCCGTAGTGTACGGGCTAAGAACGTTGTCATTCCATTTAATTCGGAAATCCATTGTTGAACCCTCTCTTGAATTAGTTACAGGTATGTAGCGTGAACCTGGATGCCAGCAACTGAGACTGCAACGTCAGTAGCCGCAGCAGCAGCCGTGATCGCAATACCGATACCCAAAGTGAACCGCTTCCCCATCGAGCCAAACTCGTAGAGGACTTCGTTGGTCGCAGCAGGAATTGCGATCGTGAGGATCGGAATATCGGTACCAGGAACAGGCGCCGTGGCCTTGTTGTAGAGCTTGACGTACGCTGCTGTGGCAACCGCGCTAGAAAGGCTGATCTCGAACAACGAACCAGCCGAGGCCTTGATGACCGCAGCGTTCGTAGACGCGGTAGAGATTGCCGAATAAGCAGTTACAGCCGTGTTCGGACTGACCAAGAATACGCCGGAGCCAGTCACAGGGTGCGTCTGAATAGCAGGGGCCGGCTCAGTCGCATAGGACCCACGGACAAGGGTAACCGTTGCGATCGACGAAGCAGTGACTGCGGTGGACAGCCGAACTCGGAACCAATGATAAGCGTTTACCGACGCCTCCCATGCTGTTACGTAGCCAGCACCAACAGCCATCGACAGTGCGGGGGACACTAGTTCAACCGTGTTCGCGTTGGAACGGGAGGCCGTCACGCCAAACCACGTACCGTCGGTACCGTTAGTTGAGTCCAACGACCCTTCGAAAGTGATAACACCTGCGGACATCGTAGCAGTACCGGTGTTCTTGAGGTGGACTACTACGTTGGATGCGTCGGTGACATCTACAGCCACTTGCTGGCCGACAGTAATAAGGTTGCCCGCAACGTCCGGGAAATATCCCGGTTTGGTCGAGACTCGCAGTCGGCCGTCTGCGTTCATCGAGAGTTCCCCGACCTGGTTGGCCGAGTAGCTGGGGTCAGCAATGACGGCCTTTGCCGCCAACAGAAGTTTGGTAATTGCCATGTTAATCTCCTATGACGTAGTTGAGGAATCCGGCGTCAGGGTCACCAGATGTAGAAGTATCGACCCAGAAGGTTTCTTCGCCGACTGCGAGTACCGGAACAGTAGCGCTCTTGTATGCCCGATACATAGCGGACGTGAATATACCGGAGTTATCCTGCTCCTCATAGAACTCAATCTCGAGGAAGGCATCGATGTAGTCCAGGAATTCTTGCATGGTGGTCAACTGACCAATAACGCCCTCGCCGCCGTAAAGGTGATCCTCGATTGCCGAAAGCAGGGCGGGATCAGTGTTACGGGAGTCGATTACGAGATGCGCAGTAGGCCGCCGACCCGATATACGGGAAGGGACAGTCGTGATGTCCCAGCTGAATGAGATTGGATCGACTGAACTTCCGATCGTCTGGTGTTGACGGTCGGACGGGGACGCGTAGGCGTTGAATACGACGTGGAGCTTGTAAGCACCCGAGTCCTCCCTGTCAATATCGTTACCGATAAGCGTACGAAAACTAAAGTTGAACGGTTTAATCGGCTGAAGGCCATACCCGATACCCTGGATGTCAAATGCGGTGCCATCATGTGCACCGAATTCAAACGGGGCAGAGTACGCCTCGATAGTCGCCTTGAAGTCACCGTAGAGACGGGCTTCCAAGATCTTAATACCGTCAAGATACAACGGCGTGACGGAGGCACTTTCTACAGATTCGGTAACACCGGTAACGCCGTTCCAGGCGACACCCATGCCATCCACTGAGTATAGCACCATCCGGTCAACGCCGGTTTCAAACGTGTGTGTTCCCGGGGCATTCCAGGTAAGACGAGACATTAATGGCCCTTTCTACCTAGCCGGTGGTTGAGTATTGCTTCAAACGAGCCTCGTTAAGAGCCCGTCGTTGTTCTGCAGCGCTCTGCGTGTTCTGCTTCTTCTTTGGCGCGTTCTTCTGATTGAGAACTCGAACCAGAGTAAAGAGGCGATTGAGGTGCCACTCTTCGCATTCGAGCGGGATCTGCAGGCTGATCATCCAGTAGTAGATGATCTCGGCTGTGATGATCTCACGATTCACTGGCTGGTTGGGCTCCTCGCGGAACCACGTTGCCGTTTGTGTTGCGTTGATGTACTTGTTAATGTCCTCGTAGTTGGGACCACTGAGGCGCTTAAATGTTTCATCCGGAACACCCGGGGAAAGACACATCAACTTAATGTAGTCAATGATCTGTTCGTTAGTCTTGGCTTCCTTACCCAGAAAGGGTATCTGCCATTTTGACTCCCATTTTGAAAGTGAGACCAGGGAATGCTCGAGTTCAAGCACAGTTGTCTCAGTAGTACTGAACTTCTTCGTCTCGTCATTGAACAACTCGACGCCGGGTACTGTGATTGTAAGCATTCCCTGGTCTCCTTTCTTTGTGTGTTACGAGGTGCGCTTGAACGACCAGTCGTCGTCCGAGCCGGCTGCCCACTCGTAGCCAGCGTTCGGGGTTGCCCGAATGACAAGCGACTGACCGACGGTCGGGATGACAACGGTACCGGTGACGATAGCGTTGGTGTCCGCACGGCGGTAGGTGACACCGGTGGTCGGAACGATGGTGATCGTACCGCCAGCAGCAACGAACGTCGGGGATGCCGGCGTAACAGCCGTAACCGTGCCGGCGAAGATCGCGATTACCTCATCGGGCAGCGGAAGGCGCGCGTTGGTGCCAGCCGTACCGTAGAGGAAGTTCTCGAGCGTGGTCAGGCCAGCGGCCGAAACCTTCGTCGAGTCGATCGTGAGCAGGGCGGTCGGCTTGAGGCCGGTCACCGAAACGGGCGTGGTGGTGAACTCCCACGAGAACGTCATCGCCTCAGGCGAGTCGTTGATCGTAGCGTAAGCCTTCTCAGACGGGGCTGCGAGAGCGCCGTACACGAGGTGGAGCTTGTAACCGTTGTCCGTACCGTTGGTGTCGTTGCCGAGACGGGTGCGGAACACAAAGCCGAAGCCCTTGCGTGACTGCTGTCCGACGGCGACGCCTGTCTGCGGGTAAGCCGTACCGTCGCACTGGGCGAAGGCGGGCGGGTACGTGAATGCCTCGATGGTTCCACCGAAGTCTTCGGCAGAGATGAGGTTCAGGTACTTGATGTTGTCTGCGTACTGGGCAGTTGCCTCAGCACCGGTGGGAGTCTCGGTAACAGCCGTGAGGCCGTTCCAGGCGTAGCCCGTGTCGTAGACGCCAGCGGTCGGGATGTACAGGACACCCCGGTCGACGCCGGTTTCGAACAGACGTGCGCCCACGTCATCCCAAGTAAGAATAGCCATTATTTATTCCTTTCAGAAATAAAGATCGAAGATTGTGTGGTTTAACTCATCAGCCGTGAACTTACGCGACATGGCGCACTTAGGGAAGGCTGCGAGCTTGTCAACTAGTTGGCTGTCCGGGTCCTCATCAATTACTGTAACCTGGTACCGTTTTTCGATGGCATACGGAAAGTTATTACTGTGAATAACGTAGTTGTCATCGTGGCTATAAATAATAGTCGGATAGGTCAGCTCAACTGATGCAGGAGGCTGAAACCATGCCTTCTTTCCTGCTGGAAGAAGTCCTTCAAGGAGAGTCTGTAGCTGTAGGCGTGTTCCCATTGTACACCTCCCCAAGCCTCAAAACGATGCGAGGGGGTGTGGAAGCATCGATGGTACTAACTTTCCATCGAATGCCCATCCATACAACGTATTTGATGAGCATAAAGTTCCCATAGGCGTAAGGGTCGGCCACAATGCTGATCTGACCCTGAATTCCCAAGTTGGGGTTCAGTGTGTCGGCCTCGACCAGCTTACCTGTGTTACCAAGAACGTCACCGAAGTACATACGTTCGACGATGACGTTCTTGGCAACTCCAGGTGCAGACTCTACGGTGTGGGAATATCCAACGGGTCCGTAGAATCTAGTCACTTACTTCACGCCGTGTAAGTGAAGTTCCACTGAGTGGTGGAACCGGCGGGGAAGTAGTACGTGTCCTTCGCCTCAGCCTCGACCAGGGCGTCAGCCGTGATCACGACGGGTCCAGCGGGCTTAACCGTACCGTTCACGAGGTAGTCGACACCAGTGGTGGCGGGGATCGTGATGGTGTTGGTCGTGCCGTTGAACGACGGGGCTGCGGGGGTAGCCGCGGTGCCCTGCTGACGCTTGATGACGAGCGCCGACTTCGGAACCGTCAGGGCACCCGATGCACGGGTCTCCATCAGGTACTTCTCCTGGTTGAAGTCGATGTCGAAGTCCTGGAAGAACGTGAGTTCTCCACCCTTGTTGGTACCGACCGTGTAGTCGACCAGGTTGACGATGATACCGAGCAGCTGAACCTCGTCAGCGAGAACCTCGACCGGGATGATCTCCTTGACGCGGAGAGCCGACGCGAGCGCAGCTTCCGTTTCGTAGAGACGACGGCCGATGTTGTCCTCGAGGAGGAGCATGTCAGTGATCTCAGCGTCCGTGGTGTAGAGCGACGGGGTGCCCGAACCACGGTAGAACCGACGAGACTTGGCGATCTCCTTGATGCGCGACTTGACGTCGATGTTCGCAGGAAGAACGACGTTGTGCGCGTACAGCTGGTCATCGTGAAGGATGGAACGGATACCGTTACCATCGTTGGAGCCAGCAGGGTCCTTGATCTTGTCCGGCGAAGCAGCCGAGCGGCCGTCACCGATGAGGATCGCGCGGGCGATTTCCTCGTCGATCATGTAGCGGATTTCCCACTTCAGCCATGCGACGACATCGAAGTCGGTGATGTCGATGATGTCATCACGGTCGAGCTTCTGCTTCTTGTAGATGGTCGTCGGACCGGTCGTACGCTTCAGCAGCGCGATGACCTCGTCGACCTTTTCGTTGCCCTTGACGTAACCCCGGGCACGAGCCTCGGGCGCAGTCAGGTCAGCCTGGACGGACTTGATCTTGCTGAACGGGCGACGGTTGACGCCACCGAGGACCTTGTCGACCCACTCGACGCGACGCGAGATGACAGTCGGGCTGTTCTCGATCGTCTTGGCGTCGGGGAACAGGAGGTCGATCGAGTTGATCCCGTAGGTACCGGCGTGAGCCAGGTTCTCCAGGTAGTCCTTGGCGGAGCTTGAACGCTTGAGGGCGTTGAAGGTTGCCGCCTGGTCTTCGGTGCTCAGGGAGTGACGGAGTTCGCCGCCGTTGCTCTGTCCGCCGTTTTCAAAGATGTTGTGCATTTCGGTGAAACCTTTCTCGATTTCTCGGTTGATGTGTTCGAGGATCTCTTCGCCATCAAGCAGGACGTCCTGCTCAACGGAAGAATCCTCGGAGTTCTTCTGCGCGTCTTCCAGCGCTTTCTTGACGGCTTCCTCAGCGATGAAGTTAGTTGCTCCGCGCTGCTCGTCGGTCATACTGTCAAGAATGTCCTTGACGGTCTTGTCCGACGAGTCGGTGTCTTCGTTTGCCACTTCGGCTCCTTCAGGTTCGTCGGCCGCCGCATCGGCGTGCTCGAGGGAAAGCCCGGTGGTGATAACTCCTTCTCCGTCAACGACGTCAAGGTCATCCCCGTGCTGAATGTAAACGTTCTCGATGCGAGCCCCGGGGTTTGCTCCCGCAAGAACGAGACTGACCTCCCGGATGTTCCCATGGAAAACCTGGTTGTTTCGCTTCGTCAGGTTGTTAGCAAAGATCGACATAGAGTCGATGTCGCCGTGAGCCACCATCTTCTTAGCGTGTATCCCGTCCTCGGTGTCATTGAAGAATGCGTGGGCGTAAACGCCACCCTTGCGATTCTCCAGCATGACGTGTCCAAGAACGTTCGACACACCGTTGTGCTGGTGCTGCCAAACGAGCGGAACCTTCAGTTTGTCGTTGTGCTTGAATGCGTCTTCCATGATGGTGAGGCCATCAGCGCACTTAAGCCCCGACTTGGTAGCCCAACCGCTAAAGTCTGCTTCCATTTTGAAGGTTCTCCTTTCTTAAGAATTCTTAATGTTCTGGTACTCACGGTCGGTGACCGCTTTGTACTTCTGGACAGATGCTTCTCGATCAGCCGTGTACTTCTTGGCTGCTTCTTCCCGAGAGGCTTTGTACGAGTCTCGAGCAGAAGTAAGACCCGAGCGCAAAGCCTCAGCGGTCTTCTTCCGTTCTTCGCTATACTCTTTTCGACCCGCAGTAGCCTTCTCTTGGGCGTCGGACTTGATCTTCTGAATGTTAGTATTCAAAGTCTCCGTGTACTCTTGCCGGATCTTTGAGTTCTGACGTTCAAGAAAAGCACGTCGTTCAGGCGTTGCAGTCTCAGGGATCTTACTGAGTCGGGATTCGAGACGAGCTTTCAGCCCCTCACGTTCCTTCTCTATCTGAGCATCTACATCAGCCTTAATGTCGCCAAGCAAACCCTTGATCTTAGCCACGAGTTGGTCACGGGCGGCGTTAGCAGTCGTTCGAAGGGTTTCCAACCGGGCCTTTTGGTCCGCTTGAGCCTTTTCGGAACTACTACGTCGGTCCGCTTGAGCCTTTTCCGATTCGGCCTGTTTCTCTTTCGAGATGTTAGACCGAGTAACCGTCCATGCTTCTTTCTTATGCGCACTGTCGAGTTCAGCAGCCGAATTACGGCCCTTCAGTTCTTTGGTGCGCTCATAGTACTCCTTAGCTTTCGCCGGATCGTAGTACTTAGAAGCGTAATGGGCGATGTAGTCTTCGACCGGGTCACCCACCGGAACCTCCGGAGAGGTCGTCAATCGTTTTCTCAAGGTCGTCAAAGACACCGTTTACAATCTTGTCTTGTTCGGCCATGAAAGCGGGATCGTCGCCGGCGGGTGCAGGCGCAGGAGCTTCAGCGTCTGGTGAAAGCTGCTTGGACTCCGGCATGTTCGGGTTGCTGAGGACGTCAGCCTGACCATCGTTGATCGGCTTGTAGCCAATGATCGAGCGGAACTCGTTCGGCGTGAGAATCTTGTTGCGGAGCAACTTGTCCCCCAGGTCGGCAAGGTCAGATAGCGGCACAAGACGGAACGGGTCCATCGAGTACATGATGCTTTGACCCTGCGTACGAGCAGTCTTCGATAGGAACGTACGTTCCATAGCCTCAGTGATCGCAGCGATGATAGGTTCGATGGCGCGGTTGCGGTAGTTGAGCATGACGACCTCATCGGCCGTACCGTCAAACACCGAAGGAGCCAAACCTAGCTGTGAGAACAGCTGCTCCGTCAACTTCTCCACCTGAGTCAGGAGGTTGTTCTCCGCGGGACGGTTAAGCTGCGTGATCTTCTCGGTTGCGTCGCTGTAGGCAATGCCGTAGCGAGAACCGGTAAGCTGCATCTCAATGTCCTTGCGGCGATTCTCCGCCTGCTCTCGACGCTGATCGTCACGAATCGTGTACGGCAACTGGATGATAATGTCCAGCTTGCCCGAACTCGTTTGCTCATCGATGGAGTCCAAATATGAAAGCTTTCGCATCAAGCGCTGAAGCGTACCGTTAGGTTCGTTCATCACCTGGTAGAAAGGATTCTCGACGATCGCAACGACCTTCTTCGAGAGTGTCATCTCTTGATAGCGGGCCGTACGCTCGTTCCAAATCTTCACACGCACGTGGTACGGATACCACGCCACGATTTCACCAACGCGAAGCGTGATGATGTCGTAAGCTTCGGTCACATTAGGATCTGCCGTCGTATCCACCGGAACAATAGCGACGATACCCTTATCAAAGAGCGAAAGTGCGATGTCCTGGCGGAATTGTCGGGCAGCCTGGTCGATGTTAGCTTCAACTTTGAGACAACTCTGCAGAGCACTGTCTACGTCCTCGAGATACCGTCCCTGATCGTCATTCCTGACGTGCTCAATCGGAATTGCAGCCACGTCAATCGAAAGTCGAGTGTAGATAGACGAAACAAGCGAGCGATCCTGGCTCATTCGCCGGGTGCCGCGGTCTGGCCGCATACCATATGACGTGTATCCACCAGGCTGGTAGGTCTCTTGAACTGTGTTCTCAACCGCCTCAGAGCGTATGAACGCGTTTACTGAATTCTTAACACGATCAATGATGGATGCCATTACTCACCCCCTTTTCGTCTAATCCTTTGGACATATAAAGCCTCCAAGCGTTTGTCATTCGAAACCCTCCTTGTTAGCTTTGTATGCAATGTATGCATCCATAAGTGCGGAGACGTTATCGATCTTTTGGTCTGCACGCTTCTTATACAGCTTACGGTTACCGTTGGTGTCCTCAAGGACAACCGAGTTTCCCATAGCAAACTGCATAAGTAGCTCATCGAATATGAGAGCGCGATCTTCGGCAAGGATCTTCAGTTCACCCAGGGGTACAGACTCAGTCTTCACACCCTGAATTACTTTCTGGATACCGTAAGCGCCGTTCTCTTGCTCCCAACGCTTGATAAACTCGTTCGCGTTGTAGGGGTCATACCCAATAGCACGAACAGCGTAGCGATGCTGGATAATATGGCGATCAAGATCTTCATAGACCTCCATCATGTCGAGAACATTGCCGTCCAGAACATGTAGGCTGCCCTCTTCGAAGAACTCCTGGTACTTGAGCCGTGCTGAAGTATGAAGCTTCATCATGGTTCGTTCAGAAATATAGCTTCGAGTCTTGACACCGAATCCGCCGTTAGACAGCGGGAAGAGGAAGGTAAACGCACAGAAGTCATCACCCTGCGAAAGGTCCGCACCAACGGTACAGAGCATTCCATCAAAGTTCCGACGAGGGTGCACGATGGTTTCTTCGAATGGGAAGAAGTACGTGAAGCCCTCAAGCGGGATACCGAATCGCTTCGCCAGAATATCGTTACGAGTAGCCGGGTTCTGCTCTGCTCGCTCGACATCACGGTGGTAGGTTTCCCACTCAACCGTCTTACCAATGTTGGGCTGGGCTTTTGGCCACATAGCAGGCTTTCCGACTTCCTCAAGTTCATCCAGCTTGTAGTGCCAGATAGAAATATGAGGAGCGTAGTACTCACCCTTGAGGATCTTGGCTAGCTCGAGCTTGATCGTATCCCCAGCACCGTTACGAACCGTACCCTCTGAACTGATGGCCACAATCAAGTAGTCAGGATGCTTGGAAGCTCCCTGCTCAATTGCCCCGATGACATCCTCACGAATATCACCAGAAAGCCACTCATCCACCGTCGAGATCTTGGGTCGAAGACCCTGAAGCTTGTTGATGGACATCGGTCGGACCTCAAGGATTGACCCTGTGAGGAAGTTTTCGATGCCCTTCTTGGTGGAAGCCAGTTTGGCACGGTCCATCTTGGAACCGGTAGTATTCTGCAATGATCCCGCAGTAAGAAACTTGAACAGGGGTCCGGGCGCACGAGTGATTGCAGTCCTGAACGGTGACATGACCTCTTCGGCCTGTTTCATCGTAGGTGCGGTTGTAATCTGGTGCGTGGTTGACGTGTCCACGTTTAGAAAATAAGCCTGGATGCATTCGGCGTACATTGACTTGGCTGCACCACGTGCAACGATCAAATACTGCTTCTGGATCAGGCGTCGTTTCGTACTCTTACGGACGAACTTAGTTCCGCGCCCATTCGGGTCGGGGATCTCGTATGTTCGTTCATCGAAGTAATACCATCCGAAGATTTGCTCAGCCCACACCTTGAATGTGTCGAGCATCTTCAGTGATTCACCGTCGGTCAGAGTGAGTTCAGTCTCGCAATAGAGAATGAACCCCTCGACCGCGGCGTTGTCGAAGTAATAGTTGGGGTTGTCGATGAGGCCATCAATACGCTGCATTTCCAGGCCGATTTCACGGTTAACGGGAATATCGCCACGCATGACGGATTCGCGGAACGCCGCGTAATACTTCGGGACTGCAGTGTTTGATAGCGTCATCGCGCCCCCTAACTATACGTCGATTGATTGAGTGTCGTGTCTACTTCTTAGGGTGGTATGCGGCCGGAAGCTTAGCGTTCAGCTTCACACCGATTGCCTGCTGCAGATATGAAGAAGCAATGTTGGTGATGACCTGCTTAGCGACCGACTTACCGGACTCAGCAAGAATGTCTTTGACGACACTCTTCGACTTAGCCTGAATCTCAGGTGCGGTCAGCTGCTTGAACTGCTTCTCCATCTGGAGACGCGAGATCGAGTCCTTGAGTTCCGCGTCAGAAAGGTCCTTGACGGACTTCTTCTTCGGAGCGTGAGCGTCGTGCTCTTCCTTCTTGTCGTCAGTCACAGGCTTACGCTTGGACGCAGGAGTTCCCCCGCGCGTGCTGCGCTTGCGAATGCCCCACTTCTGCCCCTTGACACCGTGGTGTGCAAGTTCCTCATCCGACGGCTTGAAGCTTACAATGAAGCCATTCTCGTCGCGGGTGAGGTCAAGACTCCACGTGATTTCTTCTTCGTCGTCAGCGTGGGTCAGCATGTACGCACCGGCAACAACGCCCGCTACGAGCGTGAGCTTGACGCCCGTGATGATCCGCTTCTTGATACGAGCCTTTCGAGCATCTCGTTCAGCACCGGCCTGAGCCGAACGCTGATAGACATTGGAGCCCATGCTCAGAACTTCATTGTCGTAAGTCTTACGCAGAGCGCTGTTCTTACGATCGTTGAGGTTCTTGCCTGCGAATCGTGGGTCGGAGTTGAGCTTTTTGAGCCCAGATTCCATCTCCTTCTTTGCGGCCTTGTGTACTTTACCCCGGGCGTATGACGGAGCAGCTACGTGAGTAGCGCCCTCGACCTTACCCTTTGCGGTGCTGGCTTTACCGGAATCGTCACGAATGACGCCCCACTTCTGGCCCTTGACACCGTGGTGCTTAAGTGAAGTTCCCATTGGTTACCCCCTTTCCAGAGGTGAGTTATGCGATAGCGACTTGGAATGCCAATCCACTTTGTGAGCTAATATCGCTAAAGACGCGAGTTTCAGCGGGTGCAAGATAATCTCCGACCCATAGAGACGTATGGCTAGCAACGTTAGGGTATATCATGGTCCGCATTACGGTAGGTACATCCACCGTGGGCGGACCCGGTACCGCGGCGGCGCTCTTAGTAGCAGTAATTACCAAGGCTCGTTGACCTATAAGCATAGGTACCGCAAGGGCTGTTGTCTTACCACTAGAGCCTGGTCGAACTGTGACTACGCCGGCAGTCATCGACGTAACACCCCGATAAACAGTCGTAGCGTACGTTGAATATCCACCTGCGGAGTTGTTATAGTTGACTGTTCCAGCCGTAATATCCGAGGCCGAAAGAATCTTCCACCCAGCCCAGAAACTGCCGGTCCCCATGATCGTTGTTGGCACAAGCGTTGTAAACTCGGCAGCGGTGATCACGGTGCTAGTACCGTTACCGGCATTTACACAAAGGAATATAGCATCGCCCGCTATAGCGCCAGCAGGTATCGCGATGTTGTTGATCGTGTTTGGAACTTCTGCTGAGCGTGCCGAAATAAACACCGGCGTTGGCTGGGCCCCTGGTTGTGGAACCGGCGCAATAACTCCGGAACCGGAGCACTGCACCATTGTGGCGCCCTTAGCGATAGCAGTATCGTACATTAGCTGCGTGCTAGCAATATGGCCGACAACGGGCTTACCAACAGCCAGTGCGGTGTCCCAATAGGACTGTGCTGCGTTGATGTCCATACCAATAGTCGTCCATGCAGGGTTTCCGGCCCAGGTAGCAAAGCCGCCATCATCCACATCTGTTGCGTAGAAATAACCCCAAGTGGCTGCCCATCCACGGTTCAAAGCTTCCTGCGCGCGCAGTGCACCAGCGCTACTCGCCCCTGTGAACTTCCAAATAAGACGTGATTTGTCTACGCCAGAAGCGTCTACAACGTCCAAGAAGTTCGGATTCTGGTTGATCGAGTTCTTCGGATCAAGGATAAGCAAGTGAGTCTTGCCGTACTTGGCGAGGAACGCATCCAATCGGAAATAAGGACGCGAAGGCCAACCCGGAATCGGCCGTAGCACGTTGTTGTAGGTCGCCTGAATTTGAGCCCATGTAAGTGTGTTCGCATTCGGGGAACCAGTAACGCCGGCTGAGGCATCGAACGTGGGGTCGTGCATACCGAACCACACACCGTCGGAAGACCGCTGGCATGACATTTCGAGAGCACTGAATCCACGCATCACACTCTGGTCATAAGCGTATTCGCTCATCTCAGCGTAGTTTGCAGATCCACCACGATGCGCCCAAGCGGTTCCCGGTGTTGCGAGCATGGCTGCAACATTTGGAAGCCCCTTGTTCCAGATACGTAGAGAAGTCGGCGTAACTCGTTCACTAGCGCCGTTCAGCATGGACGCGTAAGCTCGAGAGCCATCGCCCTTCTTTACAACAAGCCCGACTGGTGCAAACCCATTCAGAGCAATGCTGCTGATACGGTTAGCAGTCGACGGGGCAGTCCACAAAGTAGAATGTGCAGCCACAGTCAACGATCCGCCAGCATAAATCGGGTTGTAGCCTAACCATGCGGTGGTTCGTGAACTGGCTGTACTCTCGATCAAGGTGTTCTGGAAGTTGGCCATGTGGGTGAAGCCTGGTGCAGTTGTCTCGGGACGGTAGGAAAGCCCCGCAGTACGCTCTTCCCCCGCAAAGGTCAAAGCCAAGTACGGCGTTTTCGTTACCGTGTATTCTGCGGTAGTCGTGTTCCCATAAGAATCACCCCCACCAACGGGGCTAGACAGATCTACATTCTTCACTACGAAGATCGCAGCAAGGCTTCGAGCACTCGTAAAGTTACCGAACGTGTAGTCGACAGCCGTCTCTGCCGCAGCAGAAGGAATCGGTTTGTAGAACAGTCCCTGTGCACGGTCAGCTGATCCGTTACCGCCCCCATCGCCACCTCGAGCCCAACCTGCCGGTATAGCTACTTCGCCGCCGCTGGGTACTAGACCTTGCGAGCGGACAGCAGCAATCAGAAGATCACCGTCTACCAGGTTGGTTGGTTTTGGGATGGTGATTGACGTTCCAGAAGAGGTGCCGACATACGCTGGGGCGGTTGGCATAGGTACACCAACAGGTAGTGGTAGGTTGCCTCCGGGGATTCCAAGCTGCAGACCTGCACCGTTAGGTACAGTGTTCGCGGCAAACATTACAGAAACGTCGCCACTAGCGGTAGGCGCTGCCAACTCTTTCGTAAAGAAAGAACCCCACTCGATACTCAATTGCTGGTCGGTCTTCTCCAGGAGGAGATTGAAACCATTTTGAGTGATGTAGGACCAGGGGCCGGCAGCCGTCGTTGCTTCCTGCATGATTGCAAGAGCCAGCGACGGGACTGTCGGTGTGACGCTCGGCATGGTGATGTCGCCGCGGTTTACTGGCGCCTGGTTTCCTCGGTACCACACAGGGCCGACCAACACGTCTGAAAGTGTCGTTACGTTGTGGTCGTAGAAAGACGCAGAGAGTGCGAAGACGCCGACGGCCGTACTAAGTGAGATGACATAGTCTGAGTACGGTGTAGCCAGAGAGTATCGCCGAATAGCAACGGTCATTCGACGTGTGTTGACAGAGTAATTCAGGACCGGAGTCCACCACCCCTTGGCTTCGATGTCTGTGAGGGTCGGCGTACCGCCCGCGCCCAGCAAGACTACAAGAAGATCGCCTTCTTGGGTGCCCTGGGGTACTGGCACCGTCACCGTAGTTGCGCCACCGTTCGTTAGTAGAACAGTCGTCGCTCGGACTTTAGGAACGGTCATTATCAGGCCTCGGCTTCGATGATCAGTGTGTAGGCGGGCGTACCACCAGGCACTGTGCCACCTTTCGGAATGTAGACTGCACGAGCCCAGCCAACAACATTCTGCCCAGCGATCGGGAGAATGTCATTCCAGGGAGTCGTGCCAACGGGACGGTACTGAATGGCGGAGGCGCCGGCTTGCATCTCGGTGCCGGGACCGGTAGCCCCTTGCGGGCCAACGGAACCAACGTTGCCGGTGTCACCCTTAACGCCTTGGACACCCTGAGTTCCCTGCGCGCCGGTGTCACCCTTAAGGCCTTGTGGACCCGTAGATCCGGTGAGACCAGTGTCGCCCTTGAGGCCTTGAGTACCCTGAGGCCCAGTGAGACCGATCGGACCTTGAAGCCCCTGAGGACCGGTGAGACCGATCGGACCTTGAAGCCCCTGAGGGCCGGTGAGTCCAGTGGGTCCGGTGAGTCCGGTGTCACCTTTAGCGCCTTGAGGACCAACGGGACCGACAGGACCCTGCGGACCGACCGGGCCTTCTGGACCCTGAGGACCCATAGGTCCTACGTCGCCATCAAGTCCACCTTCAGCAGCTTCTGCACGATCGGCAGCAGCTTCTGCTCGGAGGGCTGCAGCTTCTGCTTCGTTCTTGTAGCCGATGACCTCGTCAGTGACAAGCACCCACTCAGCAATGTCGGCACCAGGGTTCGAAGCTACGGGAACAACCGTAGCGAGGTCGATGACCCCACCGTCGGAACCGGTCAGTGCGAAGGAGCGAGAGGGCATCCGGTTGCCGGGGCGAATAACGACGTCCCAGGTCCAACCGGTCGGCGTGATCTCAGGGCTGAAGCCCCAGGCCAAGACGACACCAGGATTCACGTCACCCGGAACAACCAAATAACCGTTGGCGTCAGTCGTAGCAGTGATGACTTCCTGGAATACGGTTACTGGGTCGTCTGCTCCGGGGACGCGGAAAACCGCAGGCCGAAGAGTCGGGGTGAAGGTGACGATTGCACCCACGATGGGGAGCATCTCGGGAGCCTGGTCTGGATCGTCCGAGTCAATGACACCTTGAGCAAGACGACCAACGACGGTGAACGTCTTAACCTCGGCAGGATATGTCTCAGCCATTGTAGTTCCTCACAGGAGTTGAGTGGTACGAGTGCGTGCTGTCGTCAGCAACGTTGAGTCGCCACTCCATCTCCTTGATCTCGGTACGGATAGCTTCGATACCGTAAGAAGTCTGAGGTGGGTCGAGAATAAGGCGAACACTCATGCAGACGAACGTCTTGACCATGTTGATGTTCTGCTTCCCCGCAAGGAAGTCAGCCCAGGTCTCAGTTGCGTCCTCGATTTGGAATGCGTAGTCCTTGGGACCGACGCCAAGCTGGAACAGCTTCGAGAATACGCTGTTGATGTGCATGATGATGTCTTCATCGAATGCAGTGTAGTCCTCGTCCATACCGATTACTTTCTTAACGGACGTGAGAATGCTTTGATCTGCGATAGGCATGTCGATCCCTCCTTTCACCAGAGGTTAGTGTCTCCAGGTCGCCGTTCGACGATCCGCATTGGCAAAGAATCCGGCGAGCCATAGTGGATGGCATTGTGCGTCGGATGAGTTGTGGTAATCAGGAATTCCGGGTCTAGGATCTCGGGGTTGTAGTCATAGACATCCTCGACCGTCATTGGGTTCATGTGGTGAACCGTGATACGATCGTGAATCTCATAGCCTTCAACCCCGAGATCGAGACCGCGGTCTCTTGCGATACAGTGGTTGCGAACTTGTCGCCACTCTCGAGAGATGTAGAACCGCTGATTGAGGTAGCGCTCATAGTTGAAAGTGGCTAGCCCAACACTTGATCGAATCGACAGGTACTCAAACCGTTCATCGAAGCTATCGAGTTGGACTAGCTCACTGTAGGTACGCTTCTTAGGCATCGTACCCATGGTCTTCACCGCGGTAAGCCTGCAAAGCTTGCAGCACCTTGGCGTAGTCTTCTTCTCGAGAGCGAGCAAGCGTGATGTCCTCGTTCTGTACACGAAGACGCTCAGCTTCCAAGCGCAGCTTAGTCTCTTCGAGACGGTTGCGAGTGCTTCCGAGTTTGAGATAGTGGCTGAGAACCTGGGACGACACGGTTCCCTCGGCGATCTGCCTTTCGGCAAGATCGGTAGCCGCAGCAATCAGCTGATTCTCACGCGCTTCCGGCGTCTTGGCCGGGGGACGTTGCCGTCGAACTGGTTGTGTGGCCTTGTCCGAGGAAACCATGTCATCACCTCCTGGTTTCTATACCATTTTGAACGTTATCCGCGGCGGATTGCAGCGGGGTGGTTGCGAGTTCCGACCCAGACCGGAGTACCGTTCCAGTTCACCTTGACCGGCCCAGTGCCGGGGTTGTCGAGGACCTCGAGGGTACCAGCACTGGCGGGGATCAACTGGTTCGGCGCGAAGTTGCCGGTCAGTGCATTGCTGTAGTTGCGGTAGTAGTACTGGCCGTCGGACGGCGTGTCATACCACAGGCGCTGAGGCTTACCGGCCGGAGCCTGACCGCCATTGACGACAGCAGGATGGTTGCGGGTACCAACCCAAACGAGATCGCCATCCGCAGCACGAACCTGAACCGGACCGGTGCCCGGGTTGTCGATGACATCAAGTGTCTGACCGCCACGGAGCATCTGGTTCGGTGCGAAGTTGCCCGAAAGCGCGTTCGCGTACTTCCAGTAGTAGTACTGACCCTCAGACGGGACGGAGAACTTCTGGCCGGAGACAGGAGCGCCACCGCTGGACGCTGCTTCGCCGCCGGTACCGGGAAGGTCCTTGGAGAAGTACAGCGCCGGGTCAACACGACCGCCATTGAGGTAGAGTTCGAAGTGGAGATGCGTGCCAGTGGCAGCACCCGACGAACCCATGTACGCAATGACCTGTCCAGCCTTGACCGGAGTGCCCGCTGCAACCAGAACTCCGCCGGGACGGATGTGGTTGTACGTGGTGACGTTGCCGTGACCGTGATCGATGCGGATGCGTCGACCCCAACCGCCGTTGAAACCAGATCCGGTGTACGCATCGATGACGGTACCGTCAGCAGCTGCGAGAATCTTCTGCGTCTCGCCGGGATTGGAGACCTGCCAGCCGTAATCGATGCCACGGTGGCCTGCGCCGGCCGTGGACCAGCCGCGAACGAGGTTGGTAGACGGAGTTGGCTTGATGAGAACAGTCATTACTTACCTTCCACTTCGTCAGCCTTGTTGAGGCCTTCTTCTCGAGTCGTGCCATCGTCGTCGGACTCCTCGACGACCGTGTGGTCGTAGTCGGACGGGTTGAACTCGACGGGCTCAGCGGCCTGCGTCTTGTCACCCTCGACGGTGATGGGCTTGGATGCCTTGGTCTCGTCGGGAGCGACTTCCTCAGCGGGGATCGGTGCCGAATCCTTGGGCTCGGACTTCGGAGCAGCCTTTGCGGTCTTAGCCGCGGGCTTCTTTGCAGCAGTCATGAGTTAATCTCCTTGATTGTCTTGATCTCATCAGTATCATGACGAGGTTTCACCAGTAGTTTGTCCGGAGCAGTCTTAAGTGACTCTGGACGGAATTTGCGCTTCCACAAGAATACGCTTAGAGCGGTGATTGTGTAAGCGACATAGCCGTAAGCGAAAAGCCTAACGACTGGACGCCACCAGATAACGTCTGGCGGTAGGGTGTTCCATGAAATTTGCAGACGCGGGTCAACAAAGATGCCGATACCGACAACAAAGATAACGAGCAGCAAGGACAAAGCGAATCTGAAGATCATGCGTCCGCCGGTTGTTGACTTGGGATCAAAGAACACCTGATAGCTGATCACAAATCCAGTAAGTGCGATGGAGATGTAAAGCAAGATGACGTTAGTGAGTACCCATACCGCTGGATTTATAAACTCTAGGAATTCGATCATGTTCATGCGTGTCGCCTCTTCGGTTTCAGTGTGTATTCGAAATCATCCCCGAACCCATTGCGATTCTCGCGGTCTTTTAGCCAACCGTTGATTCGATCCACGTGTGGCTGTTGCTTTTTGGTCTGCTCAAGAGATGCTTCGGCTTGTCGAATCAGAGCGTCGGCGTTTGGCCCATGCTCTGCCTTCTTTCTACAGGTGAAGTATCCCATTCCGTTGCCTCCCCTCTTTTTGGGGTCGTCTCTTGGAAGAAGTGTTTGGTAATCTCGTTAGCTGTAATAAGCTGACCGTTCTGTTGGGTCAATGCATCAACTGCAGCAGAGAGTTTGACATTCGCTTCGACCTGGCGACGATGCTGTGCGCCGGGCACGATCTTTTCGTTTGCGAAGGCTCTTGGTATGTAGATAAGAAGCCAAACGGTAACCCCAATGAACAACGACCAGCCACCAACGGCTGCCCAGTCCCTTTGGAAGATTGCATTGAATAGATCAGGGGAGGTTTCTTGAGAGACCGAAAGCATTACTGTCTGGTTAGACATGTTTCCTCTCTCGTTCTGGTCAGTTGTTGTACAGTTTCCGGTGACTTCTAAAGGGGTGACAGGCAACCACAACGGAGACCCGAGGGCCTCGACGTCGCTCTTGAAAGGAGTAGGGCTGATGAAACCCCTATTTGTGCATAGTCGACTGTCACCCCATTAGAAGCAACCGGATTGTTTCTACGCCGAGTCCCCCCGGGGATATTTTTGGG